CAGTCGACGCATTGAAATGCTGCTTAACACTGATGACGTTATTGTTAGGATATCGTGGTTGACCGCTGATCCCTTGTGCAAGACCGTCCGTGGTATCAGCCAATGCACTCCATTGGCTTGGCAGATACTCAGATCTAACCCATTCATAAACATCAATACTAGCCCCTGGGAATAGTTTTCCCCATGAGTTCTTTCGATATTGGTCGTTGCCCTGTTCATACCAAACGTATTTGGCTGTCGACAGATCCCACCAAAGATCACCAACATGATCTTCAATCCAGTTAGCATCGTTGTTAACCACGACAGATTGAGTTCCTAAACTGTAGATAGCCGGATCATTAATGGTCTTGAATCTAATCTCTTGTTCAGCAACTCCGGGAATTCTTCCCTTAGCCGGATCAAAGATATCAACGTAATCGAGAATTTTCTTCTGCCGCGAATCAACAGTAACCACTCTCTTAACTTTGGTCAGGTCTACCATGTCGTCCTGCTCACGTAGAACAGACCAGCAATCTTTATCAACGTCTGTTTTCTTAAAGTAATGTGCGGCCCCCGAACCAGCGATAGTTTCCGCACTTGTTAGAGGTGCGCCAATATAAACGTCGCCGTCGACGATCGCTGAACTAATTCCATATCCGGTGCTGCGACGATCAAGTTGATCATTAACAGTATTCAAAACTGCTGAATCGAACAATTCGCAGGCAAATACAAACTTTTGATTGCGTCTTTCAAACTTGCACACCGTTCCAGAATCTTCAATAACCTCAACGAAACTGGTAGACTGTGAATCAAATTGTGTGCCGTCCGAGAACGTTGTAGGAATATTACGAGTTCCTGTGGCAGAGACTAGCAAGGTATTTCCAGTTGAATCTAGTGTTACCTTTGTGCCAAACGTCATTCCGTTTCGCAGCGGATTTGTAATTACCTGTATCGGCGGCTTAGTAGATACAAAGCTAATCGGAGCATTGTCAAACTCGTAGATGTATACAGCGCCCGCTTGGCCGTCTTCTGAAACTACTTGATCTGAAGACACAACTATAATCGATGCATCGTCAGGCATTGCAATAGAATGAGCAAACCCGTCAACTTGGGGAGTACGCAATATGTATGATAAAGTTGGGTTTCGCTCTGGAAGGAAGTAATTCAACACATATATCAAACCAGTTCCAGTAGTCTGTGGAACCGTGCTAATACCAATAGCATTAATTGTGCCATCTTCGTTTGATGCTAGTGCGTAATCTTTTGTTGATGATTCGATAATTGTTATCGACAACAGATCGATCGTTACTGTTATGTCCGTCGTGGGCCCTTCAACTCGAAGATCGTAGTTATATACTCGGCCCTCTCCCGGGGCTGCAACGGCCATAAGTTTTAGATTTTCCGCGGCGGTCTTTTTAGGCAAGTTTATCTGGCTGCCGTATCTGGCATTAGTTGCGGTAGTACCAATGTTTGATGCAACAAAGGTTGCTTGTGATGTTTGTCGATCAAGCTGATTGACCTGAATTGCGTTTACTGCCGGCGCACCAGCAACAACCAAATCGTATTCTCGATCGTATGCCAATGCATAACCAAACTCAGTTGACGTGCCTGCCGAAACAGTAGCGCTTAACCCATAATTTGATATTGGGGACGCTGCTCTTCCAGATAATGCAAAAGCAAATACTCTACCATATGAGCTGCCCGATACATAATTTGGAGCCGAAATAATCAACCCGTTTGCACCATCATAAGTAGCAATGCTATAGCCGTATTTCTGATCAGCTAAGGAAATTCCACTCAACACTTCGACCGAAGTGTTGAAATTATAGATGTTTTGATACACTTTCCAGTTAGCTAAATCTGATGTGTTGTCTCCAAAATCTGCCCAAACTTTATCGTTTGACTTAAACTTGATAGAATTCTGAAGATCTGAAATATCATCAAACTCTCCAACTCTTACACTGGTAAACTTATACAGTAGGGCATAAGTATCCAACTCTTGAACTTCCGACAGCGTTGTCGGAACCGTAAATGTAGTTAGGGTTGGCACAGAAACTACTCGGTAAACACCGTCTGTGCCGTTAGTGAGTCCATCAATACCAATCACATCGTCTGCTGTTAAGCCGTGAAATAGATCAGATTCAAACGTTAATTCATTCGCAGCTATAGTGACTTCTGAAGAAAGAATTTTTACAGCCTGTTTGGTATAGCGATAGACATCCCATTGGCCATCTTCTCTAAATCCTAGCCAAATTAGATCCCCATCATTTAATGCCGACACATCTGAGATTTCAAAAAGACTCTGTTTATTATAGGCGGTTGCAGTAACATCATCAAATCGCACGTAACCTGCAACAGGCAACACAATAGTTCCTGAATTATATAGTGGAGAATTATCAACGGAGAAAACCTGTGAAGCATCATAGTCATCCGATTTAATAACCACTTCACTTGGAAGAACATATGATACAAAATTATCAACTGTCGTTGGCAATACATCAACAAATTTTACAATTTGAGTGTTTTCTTCAAAGTCAGATTCTTTTAATGGAAATTCTACTTCATTATAAGACGTAAAATTACCATATGCCCCAACTCGGATTGCCCACTCTTCGTCAAAGATTATTTGCCCGTTAAGGTTGTTAATACTAGCCTTAGACAGTTTTTGGATAGAGTTTGCGGTGCCTTTTTCTTTGATAAATCCTTGATAGAATTTATATTGTGCAATAGGGTCTGCAATGATGCTGGTTAGGTATGGACGAGGAGTGTATCCAATTAGGTGTTGAGCCAATTGCTGTTGAGCAATATCAAAATTATCAATATCTTGACTGTAGAAATCCTCAAATTGTGATATCTTATAATCAAAGTTTGGCAGCAATTCAGCAACCGGTGCTTCTCCCAGAAGGTTCCATTTAACAAAATCAAAGGCGTCAGCTCCCGGAATATTTTCGTTAGCTGCATAATATTTGCCAGAATACTTAACAACATCGGCTATCTTATAATCCTGGTATGTTCTCCAGTTAGTGATGATCGCTTCGTCGTACATAAATCCAGGCGTAAGGTAATCACCATTCCAGTCGTCTGTAATAAAGCCAGACAATTGAACTCTCCGTTGCTTATATCCCGTTTCGGGGTCATAAATGATGTCCCCAAACAAGCTAACATTGTTCATAATGATCGCATGTTCTTTTTGAATCAGGTTCAATTTTACGAAGTAAATTCCTTCAGTCGTGTTAACTGTGTCAATAGAACAAATTCCATCGCTACGATTTACTGTGAAGTTCTTTACTGGAAACGGTTTCCCAGTAGCTGACTGCAACCCATATTCGTAGAAACTATTGAAAATATTATCAACTGTTGCGTTCACCATTTGATATTTTATAGACTGTGAGAATGGACTCAAAGTTATGATCGCCCCGTCGGCCCAATTCTGTGTGGTCCAGAACAAGAATTCTCTACCGGAGAATTTCCAATCTAATGTTTGTTCGAGGTCGCTTTGATAGTCATCAAATACAAACCCCTTGTCTGTTAGATATTTTCCATATCCTACGATTAAATCGTATACTTCTTGTAATGTCTGATATTGTGTTCCGTAAGGAACAGCCGTTACTTGATCATCATAGTCGATAGTGGCTAACACAGATGCGCCGCCAATTATTGGCAGTGCCGACAATCTGATATACTCAGCAGTGTTAAATTCTGATCCAGAATTTAGAGTATTTGGCACCGTATAGAAGATGTTGTTATTGCGGACAATCTGTCCGGCTTGATACAGTGTATTCTCGGTCCAGATTAAGAACGGTGGACTTCTACCCCCAACAGTAACTGACGTGTCGTTCTGTCTGTGCATCGGTGCGTTTATGTTGAAATACGGGTAATTGCGGTCGTATCCTCGAACTCTAAACTTACCATTGGCTTTTTCAACAATGATCCCCGACATCGAAACGTTGTCTATAGGATTACTTTTATTGAAATGTAACACGTAGTCTTCGTTGGGCAATAGAAATCCCAGGCTTGTAGTTTCCAGACTCACGCTGTCAATGAGTATCTCTAATTTGTTTTTATTTAGGAATCCGCCAGTTTTATAAAATAAGTTAAAGTCAATGTTGGACAAGTCCAACTTGAGGTCCGAAAGATAATTTAAGGAACGTAGTTTTCCTTTTTCAATAACCCACACGCTGTAACCAGACGACAACACAATATTTCCATTGTCATCTCGATCCCCGTTAAGGTACATGACCGACGGATTCAACAGATGGTTGCTATCTGAATATCGATATTCTCCAGTCACATCTTTGATCATTCTAGAAGTATCAAAGAGTTTTCCCGCATAAGAAGCAGGATTTGACAATACCATAGCAATTTGCACTGCAAACGGCCACAGACTGCTTCTTCTCCATGCTGTTTCAACTGGTCCGTGATCACCAAATCTCCAATCTTGTTCCGGAGAATCAATGAATCCGTTGAGACCCATGCTGGCCCATCCGCGAACATCAACAACGTTGCCGCTGTCATCAACTGGTATAATCTGACTTAACCCAGGACGTGCATATACTAGATCAACACCCTGTCGTGTGCCTTGTCTGATTCGACCCTCTTCAAGATCTTGCCATAGATTTAAGTTGCCCGCAGTATACGGTGCAGGACCATATTCAGCATTCCACCATTTTGGTTTGATGCTGAACCCCAACATTTCCCAAGGATGTGTGTTTGGTCGATCTGTATCGAAATAATATTTGTAAATTCCTCTCCAGTTACCCGGAACGACCGAATTAAACAGCACGTCTTGTGACGATCGATAATTGTAGGTCTTGTGGTTGCTAATAGAGAACGTAGAATTTTTGATATAATCAAGTCCGTAGGTAGAAGTCCACTTGACAAAGTCGCCCTGCACCATAGCAAAGACTCGATCGTATTCAGGACCGGTTGGTCTGAATACTGATGGAAGAACGTTGTCGATGTTTAACAGATCGGTGTTATATTGAACTTTGATATTATTAAAAATTCTTTTTTCGAACTCTAGCAACACAAGGTCGCGATAATCATAATTGTCTTGTTCCGCATCCTCAACTGATGTGTAAGCCACACCAAGGCTTCCATCGTGCCCCTGTATAACCATAATAGGATCATTTGCATATGAGGCATCTTTATAAATTACAGGCTCATACTTAGGGAACAATCCCAATTTTGTTGGCGTAGGTGGAACATAAGAACCAACTGTCGAGCGATAATCTTTAATAACCACAACATCGTTCTTGGATAACGGAGCTAATATTTCTACATTTGGTAAATTAGTGTCAAACACATAGTCTCGACCCCCTAACAACAGATCGTCGTTACGGTAAACCAACACTGCTCTAAACGACAACTGAGTGAGATCAAAGTTATCTGTGATCGGATATAATATATTTCTAGAGTCAGTAACAGTATACGTCCTGTCTACGGTATTACTACCATATGCAATCATATCACTTTCAGCATACGGAAAGCTACTATTCTTGTTTTTAACCAGTTCCGACAGCACCTGGTCGAGCATTTTTTCAACAGTGAAATTTGTATCAATGTTGATCATCTCTCGCAGAAGACCTAGTTTGAATTGATAGTAATCATCGGCAACCTGTCTTGATGCGTTCAATATACTGTGTTCTATATTGGTAATGAACATCTGCGAAAACGCCAACGGATTGTGATTTACGATCAATCTCGATCCGTACTTTGTGATGTTTGGAATGCTTTTGAGATTGCTAATTCCTGGAAAGGAGCCGATGAAATCAGGGGAACGATTGACCATTGTTTGCACATGGTCTGATAGCTCACTCAATGTAAACTCACTGATCGGTCCGTTTAACGGGTTGTTGACCATGCTCAACGGTATTTCATACGTGCCCGTATCATTAGGAATTGCCGACGAATAGCAATTGATCAGCAAATTCACTGGATACTTGATAGATTCGTTTACAAATTCAACACTAGCTACCGAAGCAGCGGTAGTCAACACATAGTCAACACCCGACACTAATCTCTTTGAGTCGGCAAATACTTTCACTTCTAAATCACTTAAAAATCCTGGATTATCAAATACGTTGATTCTAACAGGATCATTACTGGTAATCGATTGAAATTGCTGTACCGCTAATTGGTAAGGTTCTGCTCTAGTCCATACGTTGACATATCTCGTCTCTGGAAGGCAGTTGACCTTGAGAAACGTAGTTGCAGTTGGTACTTCAATCACTTTGTTAGGCGACAATATCGACAGTGTATTCGTGGTGAAGAAGTTTTCGAACAAATAAGTCCCGGTTAATCCAACACTTCTATATTTTAACGGAAATCCCAACACCGGATCATTAGGACCAGATCCTTGAGCATATCCAAATATTTTATTTCCGGAAAAAATTGAATCGTAGAAGTTTCTATCACTGTAGCTGCGGCCGTCTTTATCATACAGATCAAACAATGGTGCTTGGTTAAGAGCAACTCGTGCCTGTGCTGCTACCCATTCCACTCCATTGAACCACCATTCCGTTGATTGGTTAGCGTTACCTTGTGTTGTAACAACCGTACTTCCAAACAATGGAGAAATTGTCTCTACTAAATTTATTTTGGTAACGCCATTTATCTGACTAAGTGATACTTCAAACACCTTGCCTCGAATCATAGGATCCGAATCAACATTAAAGATCACACGGTGTCCTGCTTTGAGCTGAACTCCATCAATTACATAGCCGGTAGACCCTTCAACAAGAGAAAATGCATCAGTAATTTCTGTATCAAATAGATCAACTGCTGGTATAGACTTACTACCAAAATTATACAATTGCAGGTTAGCAACAAATTCAACAATTGGTCTCTGTGCTCTGAGGTCTAGTGAATAGACCGTGTCGTTGGCGTTTTCTCTCGACGACACGTCGATTACATCTTTATGGAACCAACGATTATATCGTGTCCATGAATTTAAGTCAGCACCTGCCCGGTTAATAGTAACATATTCCGGAACCAACGGCAACGTTTCGAATCCGTCAAACGGAAAATCATCAAACGCAGTGACATCAAAGTCATCATCATATAGAGACGCAAATCCCTCAGGAGTGTGCAGGGTAGAAAAGTCTATCAATTGTATCGATTCGCCAACTCCTTCAATAATAAATTCTTTATTAAGGTATGAAGAAGGCTGAACGTTTCCAATGAACCGAACTTTTAATCCATTGATAAATTCAATACCATCAGGACTGTTAGTTGTTGCTCCAGTTCGATATTGAGATTTTCCTAAAATGTCGTCTTCAATGTTAAGGAAGGAATTCTCCTCAATATTTCTAATCAGAATTGTTCCAATTGCTACTAATGAATTGTCTGTTCCATAATATAGCGATCCAGGAGCGTTGTCCGGAACGGTGAAAATAATCTGTCCGTTTTGGGTTCCATTATTAAGAACTCCATCACTCTCTGTTAATGCATCGTCAATTCCGTTTTGATTAACATTTTTGATATAGAACCCATAGGCAGAGTTTACGTTGAGAACATAAGTAACCCCTTTATAAAAAGTTAACAAGGGATTATTGGTCACACCATCCGGTGTGAACACAAAGAATCCGTCGTCGGGCGAGTCTGTTACTGAATAAGTAGATACCGTTGCCTGTTGTATACCAGATACAGTAACCGACTGTGGACCTGTCGGTAGCCAATAATATTCTCTAAAATTGGTAAATTTATCCCAACCAATGTGTGGGTCGTATGCTGAGAATTCCTGCGGGAATACCTTATTAAAGTTTCCAGTTTCTGCTCCGTAATTCAACAACTGCCCTACTAGGTCATCAAAACCAAATGCAGATTTCACACGATCTTCGTCATTGGTTATTATCAACGCCGGTTGGTAGGCATACTTGTTTCTCAATTGTGTTGGCGTAATTGACGCATCAGAAATATACACGTCTCGTTGAGAATTGTATGTTGGGGTAATTTTTGAACCAACAAACCCGTCAATTCTTTTAAGAATCGGAGTTTGATACAAAGTGTCAATAGTCGCTGACAGAAACTTTTTGTTTTTGTCAGTTTGGAAATAAGACGGCAGTAACTCTACTGCTTTTTTTCGTCTATTATTATTGTTCATTTATGGTATTCCTTAACCATTTGTAGTGATCACATTAGCATTTAATTCGGTTGCCGTCAAACTATTAATTATTTGGATGTCACTTACGGTAGCCCCATTAACGAATATTTCGTTGCTCTGGCATGTTATTTGAAACAGGCTCCCAAAAGAGCTGTTTTGAGATTTAGGTACTATGACAAAATTGGTAATGTCCGGGGTCATTACGTTCATAACGTATGCGGTCAATTCTCCAAAATTGAATGTTTGTCCAAAATCCCAGTTTTCTATTGCGAAGAAATCATTAATCGCCGTTAAAATCCGCGTTCTCAAACCAGTAGGACTCAAGGTGCTGTTGGCGAGCTGCACGGCTTTGAATGTGGCCTGCAATGCCATCGGTGCCTTAGCTCCAAATAATACCTTATATCTCGCAGGGTGATAAACAATTGAATCACTTATACTCTTAATTAGTTCTAGAGCAATTGAATAATTAATGTCTAATTCTTGTGATGTAGGCGGCAATGGCTCGTTTCCATTGCCGCCTGACAACCAATTTCTATATAACTGATCATATGTTTGGCTCAATAAGTAAATATCAATTATATTCATTTTACTAGGATCTAGTCGCCTGTCGCTGTCGGTATTATGCAGATAATGAAACTTAAGTCCGCGACGCCCTGAAACTGCATAGTATCTCGGCTGTAGCACAAAGGAAAATGTTGTAGCATCCCATGATTGAATTGCATTAATATCATAAAAATAATATAGTTGTCCATCAACTCTGGCGTCCACAGGAAGCTCTGCTGCCGATGGATATGAATAGATTGGTTGCGTATAAACTGAATATCGCAATCCATCGGAACTGGTTTCAAAGAAGATAAATTTATCCTTGAATCCAGTTTGAGCACTGATACTGTCTGGAGCCACTATATTATCAAACATATCAGGATCGTCAATCTGCCCATCATCTGACTCGTCATAGAAACTGACAAACACCTTCTTTGGCTGAATGTATCCGTCGGGCTCCACAATTGCGCTGTCAATCTGCCAGGAATAGTCTACTCCAAGTTCTGTCATAGCAGTAGGCTGCTTGTTAATTGACAACACATCAATTCTATCTTTGATTACTGAATTAGTAACAAAATCAAAATTCTTAACGTTACTATCAACATAGAACGCCGTCTGTTGTTGGCTTTCGAAAACGTAATTTACCGTTCGATATTTTATTTTATATTCCTTTCCGGTCCATTGGAAAGAAATTAGCCAACTGGCGTCTTTGCTGGTATTGGTGATATCTCGTTGATCAGTAAGGCTAAAATTATTGGTTAAATTCAAATTAGTGTCAAGTATAATATACCATCTGCGGGTTCCTTCAGCAAATCCAAGACCAAAGTTTCTCTTAGTTTGAAGTAAGTTGATAACTTCAATCTCCAATCCATATGTAAGGACGCTGTCAAAAAGTGGAGCAATTTCTGCCGGAATTGCTCCAGTTGGAATATTATTCGTAATAGTAATTGGGCCATTTCCAGTAGGCAAATTACCTACGCCTCTAGCGGAGCCGTCTCCTTCTACATTAGATACCGAAACCCATATGTATGGTACTGTGGTATCGTCTGGAATAGCAGTCAACTGTCCAAATTGTGTAAAATATCCCAATGGTGAGATGAATTTAACAAGCGTGCCAGCTTCGATATATTTGAAAGAATTACTACTAAATGACCCAACCATAATTGGTGCCAAGTTAGATTGAAAGTATCCTCTCGACTGATTTGTCGCTGCGTTTGACCGATTCCATGTAATTCCAAGACCGCTGGTATTAATTCTCGGATAGTTAGTCTTATCAAGGTAGAATGACTTAATGCCCGGAGACTTAACAATCGACGCCAGTTCTCCCTTAACCAAGGAAAAGATTTCATTCCTTGTTACGAAAGAAAATTGAAACTCTGTTTCGTCAACATCTTTATAAACCATCCCGTCAGTGGCAAAAATATCAGTAGAGCTGTATGCTCCGCTGACATCAGATAGTTCGTAATACTTACTGATGCCACTACTGACTCGGTTAATACTTTTCACCTTAATAATGTCCGGACTGACATTTAATGGAGCGATATTATAATCCTCTCCGGTGATCATTCTATTCTGTGTGTAGTAAGTTTGCGGTGCTTTGAGCTTGATATCAGAATCTGACTCTGCTACCGAACTGTTGTTCACTGTATACTGTAAACTAACCGTCATGCTGAGGGTGTGCGTCTGTCCCGACTGACTAATGTATGGAATTCGAAGATTGACGTTACTCATCTGCTCCGGCTTGATAGTATAAGTAAGTCCGTTACTTTGACGATAGTACAATTGAAATTGTCCGTTAGGCAAATTTCCAAAGCTGCCATCAGCAAAGCTGAGATCAATTTGGTCGGATCCTCGTGAAAGAACGGCATAGATATTACGTTGGTCTGCATTGAGACTGTTGTAAATGACATTATTTCCGGTAACTGAAGAAACTTTGTCCCACAGCGTTTGAGGCGCCGTGCCGTCTTCGTTAAATTGCCACAACCAAACATCTGTGTCGTTAATATTGTTGGCATTGATCCCAACTAATTCATTAGGCACCGCAGCATTGATAGTAAATCTCGAAGAAGTAAGCGCACCTTGTTTGAAATGTAGGAAGAAGCCAGTATTAGTGCTACCACTACCTCTGTTGTCGTTTTGAAATACAAATCCCAATTGATTAGATGGTTGCGGCGGCTCTTCAAATATAAAATCTTGATTTCGAAATGCACAAGAAACCACTTCAAATGGCATTTGTATGCCCGCAATATTGCGGTTAAACGGAAATACTGGAACATCAACATTGTTGCTGCTAAGTCGATATTGATCCGTGGCAATTCCATTAACTACTGCGCTGGAAAAAGGACTACCAAATTGTGCAGGCCGCGCCATTGCCGCATTCATAACCGCAATAAATTGCTGATACCAGCCGGAGTTAGACGGGTCATTCCATTGTACTACACTATTCGCTAAATTAGTACTGGCAGCATCTGTCACGCTTTCTGTTGTTGAGACTGATACAATTTTCAATAGTCCAGAAGAAGGTATATTTCTCTTGGCATTATAACTGATTAACTGTGCCAGACGCAAAATACTGTCGCGGCGTTCGGCTGTTTCTAAAAAATTATCTCGAGCATTAAGATCAATTCTAAAACTGAGATTTTGCCCAAGATACGCAATGAGATCAATTAGAGCAATGTACTCGCTGCTGTCGATATAATCATTAAACTCTTCTGGAAAATTTTCCCTCAGATAGGTAATCATTGTTCGACGTAAAGTTTCAAAATCATAGCTCTTAAACTCGGCGTTTTTAAAGCTCTGATAGACTTTTTTCCAGTCTTGAGAAACCAGTAATTGATTGGTAGTCGATGGTATCATGAGTTAAATCTCTTCTATACCATTATTTATTTTATTAATAATGTTGGTATATTATTGCGAAATTAATCCTAATTCCTTATCAAATGCTAGTCGCATCACGTCGCTAACATCAGTGTCTTTCAATAATAAAGTAACTTCCATAAGCATGCCGTATTCTTGTTCGTTGATGTCATACTGAATCGGAACTACTCTAGGGTCGCTTGTGCAGATACGATTAATGTCATCTGCGATTGCCTGTTTGATATCCACTGTAAATGGTTCAAAAATTAAGGACCAAATAATTGTTCCATAAGTGGGCAACATGACCCGCTCGCCGCGTCTTGTGTTAAATTGATTAATCAAATCTTGCTTGATAAGATCAAAATCATATAGCTCAGTAGACCCTACTGGGCCAGAGTTTACTGTGCTGTAACCTTTATAAAATTGGCTACGTTTCACCATACTGTTCTGGTTTACTTTTGCCGGGGTGATTTGAGTATTCTTGTATACCATACTATTATTTACCCACTAGATCTAGCAGTAAAGCAGGCGTAGTATTTTCTCTTTTTGAGTTTGGCGGCGCCGCCAACAGCAGATAATGCCTTTTCAAAATACGCAGGATCTGTTTGTGGAACTTTTACTCGATCAAGTAAAAATGCGACCGCAGATTCTGCGCCCAATTTTGGATCTTCTAGAAGACGAGGATTGTCTAACAATGCAGTATCTGATGACACTAATCCATATTGTCGTAATAGTTTTCCAATTTTAGAATAATTGTATCGTCCTGTTATCTGAATATATCCACGCCCAACATACTGAGCACCATCTCCAGGTTGCGTATTTCCTAGTATTTTACCAATTGGAGAATCTGGTCCATAGACGAAATTAGCAATTTCAATTGGCTTACTTGCATATTGCTCGGCCAGTTCTCGATCCCCGTTAAGCACCGACGGAAATGTTACCAATAATCCATCTGCCGAATAATTAGTACTTTCTACCGTTATTCTTCCAAATATTGATTCCACTGCACATATTGCCAAGAGGCTATTAACTGAATCAGTCGACGTTAATCCTAGTCGAACCGCTGCGTCTCTCAATAATGTGATTCCTTTTCGACTCGTGGGGTTGTTAATTACTGCTGATTCTTCTGTCCCACAACTGCCTGCTGCTGCTGCCGGTTTAGCTGCTGGTTTAACTCTCGGTGCGGTGTCTGGAATCCCACTAGACGCCCTGGATTGTAGTGAGACATCTGTTGATTGCGGCGAAAATTGCAAAGGATTAACCGATTCGTGTTGATCCCAGGGCTCGTGTGTAGGTACTCTTTGCATGATACTAATAATGTCTTCTGTATGATAGAATTTTCCGTTGCTCCATTCAGCTGATGCATCACGATTTGGCAACGAATAAAGTGGTAATTCTGGTGGTGGCGACGCCAATTCTCCCTGCAATGCTGAATCAGCCGCTGGACCATTAAGGTGTATCTGTGACGCCGATGTATAGCTGCGGCCTGCTGCGCCAAAATGTAGATCTCCTCCGGTGCTCTGTCGAATATCGTCTTCAGCAAGAATATCAATCTTACCGTCCGATGTCATAGCCAACTTAACTTGCGAATACAGACTGTAAGAATTGAGGACAGAAAGGTTATATGACTGCCCAATTGTTTCATCTTTATTATTGCGAATTGCGATTTTAGCGTAGTCATCAATAATTAGATTATAAAATCCCGCAATGTTAGTTTCAGAATTTTTACCAGCTCGTGTGTTTATATTTCGTCCAGCTTCCATGTTAATGTCTCGATCTGCTCGAAAATTAAAGTCTTGCTGGCTATGGATGCTAACACTGTCTTGAGCAAAGACATCGATCTTTCCATTAGATGTTAATTCTATCCAAGCAGTACCTTTGCTATTAGCAACGTAAATCAAATCATTAGTGTTGTGTAATAGTATCTGGTGACCGGTACGCGTTCGTATCCTCACTAACTCGTTTTCGCCGCCAGCATCACCGTCATCCATAACTAACTGTGATCCACCCAGACGACTGACTGGAGTCAATAATTTTCGATCATACCCAATTTCCCCTTTTCTGCCGTTGGGATCTAACGGACCCGGAGTGCTAAATCCATACACCGAACTAGGAACTTCTCGTCTTGCCGAACTAGATGTAACACCACGGACGTTGTCAAGCAACAACCCTTGTGTCAGCAATCTATCAGCAAACGGATGAATTGGCTTCTTTTCCCTGTTTGGATTAAATCCACGTTCTTTCTTGGTCTTTTTAAGAAATTCCCCAACTGGAAGATTATTTGTTCCGTATTTTATCTCCTGCTCCGGAGTTAGATACACATCCTGGCTTGCCGCAATTCCCGGCACCATGTGATTCTGAAATTGGTCAGAAATACATCCAACCCAGTAACCATGTGGTTGCCCGTCAACGAACATAACCAATACGCGGGTTCCTATGTCAGGCGGAACCATCCAGAATCCGTAACTTTTTTGAACATCATTGAAATTTGACGGATCATTTCCTTCGTGTCGCACATTGGTAACACCATAGAACGGGCTACAATATATAACTGGAAATGTTTCGCCGCGTGTTTCTGGATCAGATCCAATACCACTTTCAAGCGATACTTCTAAATTTCCCATATATGTAGGATCAAGATAATTGGTTATTCGAGCAATATATGCCCCAGCTCGAGGCATATTTTTTTTGTTATATTGACTTCCTCTGTTTTCAATAGGCATATTAAGTTCGTCTTCTAATCAAAGAATCTAAAGGACTAACTCTCGTTTCAGTTCGTCCATAACGCTCTACTACACTTGATCCCACATTTGATGTATTAGGAACTTCAGCAGCAATAAATTCACTGACTCTATTTAATTTCGTTTCATTCGCTGACGTCGTTTTCAGCGTTGATGTAATCTTATCATATACAACTAACGCCTTCTGAGAATTTGACAGAACATCTAATTGATTTGCAGATCGGGCAGCAACTGAGGAAACTGCTGTTGATATGTTTTTTGATTGAGTTGCTGGAATATTTGGAAGATCTGAAATTGATATATTTTTCAATAGCAACCCTTGCTGTGACGCTCGAGTTAGATCAACATTAGTAGGAACTTTTGATGCTGCGGCTGATATTTTCTCAGTCAACTTAGTTCTCAGCGTTGGCGAAAGCCCTGACAGCACAGATTCTTCTATACCCAACTGTGCAGAAATTGCGTTTGAATTACCAGTTAATTCACTTATTTTTGATGCAGCCCCAGACACCACTCCACTAGAGTTGTTGCCCAATGAGATAATTGACGACAATGCCTGTTCATCAATTGTTTGTCCCAATTGAGAGCTAAGATTCTGTGCAAGAGATCCAATATTAATGTTAGAAATTCCCGTTGAATTTAGAACATTTGATACCTGAAATACATCTGCACCAAAGGTATTCGATGTTGGAGAATAAGGCAATAGTCCAGATTGTGACAACCTCAACAAAGAATCAACGTTTCTTAATCCTTGAGAATTTCCGCCAATTACCCGATTAATAACAGAGCCAATACCCGACGACGCAGCCCCGGTTATATTCTCCCCAGACGTAAACACCGACGAACCAGGACCCGATATGGGAATATTGCTACCTGGTATAAGATTACTGAGGTCCCCCGGCAATCCCAAAACCGGAAGGCCGGCGGCGATACTTGCTGCCAGTCCCTGTTGTGTTGCTCGAGAACCAACCGGCGCCGGTATCGCCGCCGGGACCGACTCCTTACTTGGATTGGCAACCGAAGTTATTGGAGATTTTAATTCCTGCGGCAGTTGTCTGGTATCAGCATACTGGCCCGGATAACGAATGAGCTTGAGATTCTGACTGAATACTCCAGATTCAAATCTGCTATTAATTTCAAGAATTCTAAACAGTCCACTATAAAGAGCAAATTGGTCATCAAAAATGGCCATTCCTGTTTCCGGATCTATATCAATTGGGTTTTTAAATTGAGCTAGTATCACAACGTCTTGTGTGTATACCGGCGCTTCTTTAAGTCCTGTTGTGAAATCCGGATTAGATACTAATCGTTGTTGACCCATTGCCGACGATGTGAGAAAATATGGATCACCAATAATGTCAATTTCAATCTGAGATTGATCAATGTTTTCTAAAATATTCTGATGTAAACTTCGAGCTAATGCACTATACGGATCCCCTTGCATACCCACTCCGCTCACCAATCCTCCAGGGGAAGCCCTCGAACTTTCCACTGTGGGATATAATGGAGCGTCTCCGTTAATGCTTGATTCCTGCGTGGCACGATTTAAAATAACATCACTAATATCAGTTAATAAACCAGCGGTGTTTATTGGTGCATAGGTAAAATTACCCATGTATCGAGGATAGCTCTGAAAAAATAGACTGTTAAATATGAGTCTGAAACGAATTATATCTGTATTTTCTCCAGAATAGAAAAAGCTATATTTGCGATGAATTAATTTTTTGATTGCCGTGTCGTCTAATGTTTCCTGTGGACGTGGAGTAATCCGTTTGTAATTCATTTTATATTCAACTACGATAAATTTATATCTATAGTAAAAACGATTGCGGGTTCGATCATAATCCCCTTTTATTTCAGATTCTGCGTGAACCATAAAATACGACACATTGCCATTTGCATCCACGCTGTCTTTGAAATTCTTAAAAATTCCCTTAGTGTATTCACTGTCTCTGATAATTGAAGAAACACAATCAATGATAGACGATCCTTGCCTAAAAGGTATTTCTGCTTTCAATTGAGAGACTTTCACTGATGCAGTGTCTAGCATTCCTTGAGTGGCTGTACCGGTTATAATATCAGGTAACTCAGGAAATTGATATACTGAACTTGAATAAAGCAAGTCAGCAACCGTAGCATCAGCAATCCTATTCACTGTTGCTTCGTCAATTCCGTCTGGGGTAATTGAAGGAAAGACAATTTGGTATTCATCATACTTGTCTCGATCTGCAGGATTTTTTTCCTTCTCGGCTTCTTTTCTTATTGAAATATTTAGATTGTCGATAAGTGACCCTAATATATCCTTAACTGTAGATCCACTGGCATTGAGATCTGTTTTGAGTACTGACGGTTCTCCGTATACCATTTCATTTAACGGAGTCGCAAAACATCGGTATTTCGTGCCCTTCTCAGTAACCTCACTGTTTATTTCAGTAAACACCATGACAAAGTATCGAGTAGAATTTTCTACTATTTGGGCAGGGCCCATCAAATCATCGTCCGGATACCCTATAAATTCCATCTTTAAAAGAAACGGCGATCCTAGATAACTTTTGTATCCGGCTGCTATTGATGTTACATGTAATGCCTCTATAAACCCGGCCATGCTCAATTGTTCTCGCACAATAAATTCAATATTCGTTGCGATACTCATGTTGGTTTTATTGCTGCCCGATACAATTGAGTCAATTACAACATCTTCAAGGTAAAAATCAAATCGCCCAGAACTTTTGGCGTTGAAGGAATTTACCAAAGACGAATCAATTGCTTCTCTAACTTTACCGGTGACTGTGAGTTTTTCATAATTTACAATGAGGCCTTGCCCGGCCCGCGTGAAAGCATTCGTTGCTGCGACGCGATCGGGCAACAAATCAAGTTGTACTCCACCAGTTCCTTTGCCGCCAGATCTAGCAATGACAAAATAGTCGCGATTTTCCACATACTCACTTGGGTCTATCTTGCCTCGATTTTTAAGAGCAGCTAGGGTGAAATTATAGGTATATGATCTATATGAATTGAGAGGATTTGATTCTGAATTCTCTACAAATTCTTCCTTTGCGGTTATTTGTTGACTTGCAGTTGTATTGGTCTTGCGGACCGCATCATTTTGCATAATTAGCTTCCTAACACCGAACTGAGTGTAGCAGGTTGTGGCAGATATATAGATATTCCCGCCACTAAATCATAAATTGGGTCTTTGATTGTATCTTTATTTCGAATTGCAAATACCCACCACAGGCCAGCATCTCCGTATAGATCATATGCAAGTAGATCCGGACGATATTGATATTGGGCTGTCACTTCAAACACTTTATCATTTGTTATTGATGGTATCTGTGGCAAATTTGCTATGTCAAGGTATGATCCCACAATATTAGTTCGATAATAAGGACTGTTTTTAGAATACATATTGGCCATTAGAGATATCCATTATATTGTTTAAACGCGAAACGTTCTGGTTGCAGCTACCTGTCCCGAAGGTCTTCTCCCTAACCAACCAGTGACAGTCGATGCCAATTGTTCTTGTCTACTATACATAGGAATTAAATTTAGTGTAATTGTGGTTTTCATAGGAATCGAAGTAACCCCATAGATACTTCCCGGAGAAGTAGTGAAATAGTTAACATCGTTAGGTAGGGACATTTTATAACTGGCTACCACCACAGGCACGTTATCTAGTTGAAAATCACCATGTGCAAAAAGCCTGCATACCGGAGGCGGGGAGCCAGACTTAAAAGGAGTCTGATCATCACCAAACGGCATTTTAGTTAATGCCCGGAACAGATGCTGAATTGCTATTAGTATCTCAGCTTCATATTCGTTCTGAACTGTAAAAATTGCAGTGAGTGCAATTTGACTAACTTCGCTATTTTGATAAAAGTATTGTTTAAAATTGGAGTGAGTAACCGGCTGGCTTTCATAATTTGCCACGTGAGAAACGTCAACTACAGGAGTATATGGAAATAGAATTCCTTGATTTTGTTCCAATAATCCAACGCCCAGTTTATTTTTTCTAGGACCGGAGGTATAAGGCAAACTAGTTACATACTGGGGCGGAACAACCAGTCGAACACGCCGATCATCGTTCTGAAAACTTGCAATTGCTGGAGCTGGTGCTGTCGGTGTTGCCGTTGGTCGAGCAATATTTACAGGCGGTGGGCGTGTATTTGTTACTGTTCCAATTGGCGTTGAAATATTGTTAGCGGCATTATATTTCTCCGCAGTTTCTTTAGCTACCGGGTCTGGACGAGTTGGGGGCTTTACTTCTAACGACGAGGGAGTTCCGCTGAAAACTGGTGGAGAATCTCGATCAGTTACTGTATACCCGCGCCCACCTAATTCAATTAATTCTTGAGGAGTAAATAGCCTAGAGGGAACTCTCACCCCATTTACACTGAGCACAATACCCGTGGGTCTATCAACAGTGTGTGCTAGCACATCGCGCCTAGACACATTGAGTTTCATTTTTTCAGCCAGAGCATATGCTCTATCTAATGACTGGGTTGGTGTATACACTAGCGATCCTCGTTTCGTGTATTTACCAGATAATTATACTGGTGTATAATGGTTGACGTTTTGAATTTTTGGTAATATACTAACGTTGGAGAAAATATTATAATATGAGTACAATACCCGGACGAAGAGTAAAATACCTCAACAATCGAGATCTTTTAGCCGAGATCCACAAAAGTAAATGCAGTTTTTGCAGTTTCATTGACCCAACGTATAAGATGTACGATGTGATTGTTCCTAATCTTTCACAAGTAAACCAAGAAATTGTCAATCAAGCGAAGCAAACACGCGCAAAGAGATTAGGGACTGAATTGTTCATTAAAGAACGCATTGCTGGAAATAAAAAAATCAAACTAGCCGAATGCGTTGTTGACATATCAGAAATTAACGACCAAGATATTGTTATTAGATTAATGACCTTTGAACATGTTCCGTTGAATCCCACTAGAAAGAAGACCAATAAAAGTGTCGCTGACGGACACGACAAGGTAAACTTCCCACCGTTCCAGCATTGGAAATTTGATGACACTAATCAATTGATATGCGTAGGGAAAAGTCATTGGATTGGTGGAATTGAAAATGGACATTTCAGCAAAGACCACGGACGTATTAGTGAGAATCTTGGAAAAATGTTTATGAAATTAAGCGAAAAATACGCTCAGCGCAGCAACTGGCGCGGATATAGTTATATTGACGAAATGAAGGGACAGGCTGTTCTTCAATTAAGTCAAATTGGATTACAATTTGACGAATCCAAGAGTGAAAATCCGTTTGCGTATTATACCGCAGCAGTGACCAATTCATTCACTCGTATACTAAATATAGAAAAGAGAGGACAGAATATTAGAGATGATATTCTTGAAGAAAATGGATTAGCTCCGAGTTCCACTAGACAGTCTAAAGATGAATCTGCTGCGGAAGCAGCAAGGCAAGCCGAAATTTACAAAAATCTCAAAATGAAAAAAAGTACCAATGCCCTCGACGAAGAACATTCCGATATATCAAGCATTACTTGAAAAAAAGTACCTGAAAAAATCTGACATTGCCATGTACCCTGAATTACAGAGAATTGCTATTCAGATAAACACAACCAATCCTCGACAGGTGTTGTACCATGCAATTAATCAATTGATCAATGTTCCAACATGTCAATGTGGGAATGAATTAGAATGGCATACTGATCAATTAAGATATCGAATATATTGTTCAAAAAAATGTACCAGCATTTATTCTCAAGAAAAAAGAAAACAATCGACGATCAAAAAATACGGTACTGACCATTTTTCCAAGACCAAAGAGTATCGACAGAAGTCACTAGCAACTTCTATCAAAAAATACGGAGTCTCGTTTTATTCTCAAACCATAGAATGTAAGCAATCGGTCAGAGACAACAATATAAAAAGATTCGGAACAAAGACACCGTTTGAAAATGCAGAAGTACGAGAAGCCGCAAAAATTAAATGGATTAATTCTATGGGAGTTGACAATCCCGGAAAATGCCAACGTGTTAAAGAAAAGATAAAGAACACCAACATCAGTCGACGAGGGCACCGATCAGTGTTGTCATCGCCAGATATAAAGTCAAAAATAAAAGACACTATGTTATCAAGATATGGAGTTGATAATCCTGCGAAAAATAAAGAAATAGCCGCAAAGCGCGGTGAATCTCGAAAAACAAATTACTACGACCCCGATGTTCTAGATAAACTTAATAATCCAGAATGGCTTAAAAACGAAAACAAACTTGGGAAAAGCGTAGGACAAATTGCTCTCGACCTTGGGATTAGCTCTAGCAATTTATGCAAATACTATGCCAAATATAATATAGAAATAATGCACCATTATTCAAGTTCTCACGAACAGGTATTATGTGATTACCTAGACGAAATCAAAATACCATACCTTAAAAAAGATAGAAAAACAATTTATCCATATGAATTAGATATCTTGATCCCTAATTTTAATCTCGCGATCGAAATTAACGGAGGGTATTGGCATCATGAAGGACAAGGAAAAGATCAAAAATATCATCTAAATAAAACTAAAATGTGTAGTGAACATGGCATTGAATTGTGGCATTTTTTTGATTGGGAAATTGAAGAAAAATTGTCAATCATAAAATCAAAACTCTCACATAAATTAAAATTAGGAAAGACTGTTTTTGCCAGGAAACTATCCATAAAAGAAATCAACAATAAAGATAAATCCAAATTTATGAAACAGAATCACATTCAAGGAGATTGTGCCAGCAGTGTCAATCTTGCATTGGTTGATTCATCTGATGAAATTTTATGCATGGTTACTTTTGGCAAAAGCCGCTTCAATAAGAGTTTTGACTGGGAACTGTTGCGAGCATGTTCTCAGATAGGTATTTCAGTAGTTGGAGGAGTGAGTAGATTACTTAATTCTTTCATTCAGAAAATTCCAAAACATTCTAAAATAATCAGTTATTGCAATTTGAGATTTTCAACCGGTAACCTTTATGAAAAAATTGGATTTACACAACTTCATCAGAGTTCTCCAAATTTTTTCTATGTTACGAAAAATGGAAATTACGCCGGGTCAAGGAATCAATGGCAAAAACATATGTTACACTCTAAACTACCGATGTTTGATCCGACAATGTCCGAAAGTGACAACATGAGAAACAACGGATATAATAAGATTTGGGACTGTGGAAACCTAGTTTACCAATTCAATACTTGACTTTCATCAATAAATGATAATATATTTGAAAAATAAAAGGTAAGAACATTATGGCATTATTCAAAAAAATTGCTTGCTTTACTGACCTACATCTCGGCCATAAAAACAACAGTTACACCCATCTAAAAGATTGTGAAGAATTTATAGATTGGTTTATTGTAGAGGCTAAAAAAGCAGGCTGTGAAACTGGCGCTTTTTTAGGCGATTGGCACCATCACCGTAATAGTATCAATTTCGTAACTCTAGACATCAGTTCTCGTTGTTTAGAAAAATTAGGTGCTGCATTTGAAACATTCTATTGGTTTCCTGGAAATCACGATTTATTCTATCGAGATAAACGAGACATCCACAGTTCATCGTTTGCACATCACATCCCCGGCGTCACAGTAATTGACGAAGTGACAACCATCGACGATGTCACTTTCATTCCGTGGTTAGTTGGCGACGAATGGAAGAATATTAGCAAGATCAAAAGCAAATATATATTTGGACATTTAGAATTGCCAAAATTCTTCATGAATGCTATGATACAAATGCCTGATCATGGCCAACTGCAAACCACTCATTTTATACACCAGGATTATGTTTTTTCAGGACACTTTCACAAAAGACAGAATCAAGGTAAGGTATGGTATATTGGAAATGCATTTCCACACAACTTTGCAGACTCGTGGGACGACGAGCGCGGAATGATGACACTAGAATGGAATGGTGCACCTGAATTTATCAAATGGGAGAATGCTCCAAAGTATCGCACTGTAACGCTAAGCCAATTGATCGACAACTCAGATGACATCTGCCAAGATAAAACATATCTCAAGGTAAATTTAGACATTGATATTTCATATGAGGAAGCCAACTTTCTCAGAGAAACGTACATGACCAATTACAATATTCGCGAATTGAGTATGATACACCAGCGAGACAACATAGAAGTAGACGAAAGCGAACTAGATGATTCGTTCAGCAGTGTTGATCAAATTGTAACACAGGAAATTATCAATATCGAAAGCGAACAATTCGATAATAAAATCCTATTAGACATCTATCAAGGATTATAATGACAAAAATCAAAAACATCACAGCAAAAAACTTCCTATCGATCGGAAACCAAACTCAAGCTATTGACTTTGATCAAGAATGCCTTACCCTTGTGCTCGGTGAAAACCTAGACAAAGGAGAAGAAGGCGGAGGAAACCGCAACGGAGTTGGCAAGACAGTGATGGTCAACGCTCTTTCATATGCATTATACGGTCAGGCACTGACAAAAATTAGAAAAGAAAATTTAATCAACAACATCAATGGAAAAGCCATGTTGGTTACGGTGTTGTTTGAAAAAGACGGAGTAAGTTACCGCATTGAACGCGGGAGAAAGCCTAATATCCTGCGCCTCTATATCAATGATGTGGAACAGGCTACCAAAGATGTTGAAGAAGACGAAGCACAAGGCGACAGTCGAGAAACTCAAAAATTCATCACAGAGTGTCTGGGAATGAGTCACGTGATGTTCAAAAATCTAATAGCATTAAACACCTATTCAGAACCTTTCTTGAGTATGCGAGCATCAGATCAACGTGATGTTATTGAGGAATTGTTGGGCATAACTCTGCTAAGTGAAAAAGCTGAAAAACTCAAAATTGCTTCAAAAACAACCAAGGATCAGATTCTCGGAGAACAATTAAAAATTGAAGCAATCGAATCTGCCAATGCCAACATACGTAAAAGTATCGCTAGCCTAGAGTTGAAAAGCAAGGTATGGAATAAAAAGCAGCAAGATGATTTGGTTCACATTGCCGAATCGATTGTTACTCTAGAAAATATCAATATTGAAAATGAACTAGAAGAGCACAAGAAACTGTCTCAATGGTTAGAGAAAAAAACCAAACTAACTGAACTGAAGAAACGACAGGCTTCTTATCAGACTGCACTCGTGCAAGCTGAAAAATCAGTCAAAAAATACATAAACGAAATATCATCATTGAACGACAAAACATGCCCACAATGCTCACAGTCACTCAAAGCACACGACCACACTAAATTGCTAGATGAGGCGTCTGGATCTTTAGCTGACTCTGAGCAATACTTCAAAAGCGTTAGTGAAAATTTGTCCAAAATTGAGGGACAACTTCCAGAATACGAAAATCACACCCCTCGCCCAAAAACGTTCTACGAAACTTATGCTGATGCATTAGATCATAAAAATCAACTGGGTAATTTGCAAAGACTGCTCGAAACAAAGTCGTTAGAGGTCGACACATACCAAGATCAGATCAACGAATTAAAAAATGCAGCAATCCAGACAGTTGATTGGAATGAGATTAATGAGCTGTCAAAGTTAAGAGATCATCAAGAGTTCTTGTTGAAATTGCTAACAAATAAAGAAAGCTTCGTTCGCAAAAAGATCATCAACAAAAATCTGCCGTATCTCAATAGTCGACTCAGTTATTATCTGGATAAGTTAGGCCTACCACATAAAGTCACATTTATGGATGATCTCACTGCTGAAATTACCCACTATGGCAAAGACTTAGACTTTGATAATTTGTCTAGAGGGGAGCGAAACCGATTAATCCTCAGTTTCAGCTTTTCATTTAGAGATATCTGGGAACACATGAATCACAAAGTGAATCTACTTTTTGTAGATGAATTATTAGATTCGGGAATGGACACAGCCGGAGTAGAAGCTGGACTAGGCGTTCTAAAAAAGATGGTACGAGAAGGCAAGAAGAATATCCTGTTGATATCACATAAAGAAGAATTAATTGGAAGAGTAAACAGTGTTCTCAAAGTAACAAAATCCAGTGGATTTACATCATACGCGAACTCCACAGAATATGTAGAGGTAGGCCCGTGAACCGCAAAGCTAAAGAGAAGGCTATAGCTAGGGCCAAAGAAAACGAGCCAATGAAGAAAGAGATCGTGGAAATGCACGAAGAGTTTCTCACACTTATCGAAAGGTACCACAACAGCTATATTAAATACCATCGCTATACTACTCATTGGGGATCACACGAGCTCAATAGCAGTGTTCATGCATTATCTAAATATCTGCGAGTAATGAAACGCCATATGAAAGACTTAAGAAAAGATACCCTTGCTACACAACGGGAACAACGCAGACTGAATAAATTAAATCGAGAAAATCAAAAAGAAGAATGAGCTGGACATATCAAGGCACATTAGTAGACGAACTGCCCGACGATTGTGTCGGGTTTGTCTACTGCATTGTGAACATTGATACCGGCCGAAAATATATTGGTAAGAAGCTCAGTAAATTTTCTAAAACTACCCAAAAAACAGTTGTTCAAAAAAACGGCAAGAAGAAAAAGAAAAAGATAAGAAGTAAAATCGAATCCGACTGGCGTACATATTATGGGAGCAGCAACGAACTGCTCAACGATATTGCTCTATTAGGAGTAGACCGATTTACTCGAGAGATTCTGCATTATTGCCATTCAAAGGCTGAATGCAGCTACATTGAAGCAAGGGAACAATTCGAAAGAAAAGTCCTCGAAACCAAAGACTATTACAACAATATCATACAATTGAGAGTCCACGGCTCCCACATTAAAAACCTTGAACCCACAGACACCACGTCAAAAACCTCCCCATAGCTTGAACAGAACCCGTTAATGCAGTAACAGCTAGCACCGGCTAACATCGGGTGCCCATAACCACAGGAACGTGTGGGGTCGGAATTCTCTGCGCTGCTTCAGAGTACTCAGCCACTATCCTTAACAGGACGACGATCGCGAAGCGCTGCGGTTTGGCTGCTTGAAAAGAACGAATTCTCATGGCTAAAGGAGGGAAGAAATATCCCGGTTCGTTGTGTGGGCTAACATCTATGCAACAGAATGCCGTCATATAAAGCCGCTGCTCGAGGTACAGGATGACCGCCTCTGTAATGCAGTAATGTTAGATGGTGATAACTCAGGAAAGGGTTTTTATTATTTCTTTGCCCGTTTCCGGGCAAAGAATGGCCAAATCTTGGAAAGAATATTTCAAAGTATCATTGTTCTCGTGTATCACGTTGATATTATCGTTTTTAGAGTTTTCGACAATAGATCAAAGACGAAGTAAAGGATATGAGCTGAAGGCTCATATCAAGTGAGCAGAGCTCACTTCTAACAGATAAATATTATCAAAGGAATATCAACTACATGAGACTACATGACGTCGAATCAAATACACAAATGGACCTCCATGAAGTGAAATCCTTGTTAGAAGATCAGCTCAACACACAACAAATATCTAATCTATTTTCTCGTGCAGAGAGAATGGCTAATACAGATATAATGGGTTCTAATCGATCCACAATTGGTCAGCTCAAAGATAAAGTTATGGGCAAAGATCATGATTCATTAATGAGAGACGCAATTGCAGATATTGAAACAAACGCCGCATCTACTAGACCGGTTCCTGGTATAGCAGCTAAGTTTGATGAAGAATTTGTAAAACTCAAATCAACTACTGGCAACGATTCGGCCTATGACATATATAAGAACTTCTTTAATCAGTCGATGATTTCTGATACTCAACTTCAGAGTTTAATATACAATTCATTAGTAGCTGCTAATGGCATGGCAGCTAGTGGAACTAACAAAGGCGCTATAATTGGATATTTCAAGTTAGTCTCTGATGCAGTTAAAGGACAGATATCTTCTTTCAATGGTCGGCGACCAATACCAGAGGGCATGTTCGATAAAATTACTCGAGACAAATTAATCAAGCAATGGATAGCCGCAGGTAGTCCAAATAATACCAAAAAAATTGCAGAGATCTTAATTACGTCAGGCATGAGGCAAGATCAAATTGAAGAATTGTATCTGGGATTAGGTATTACTGATCCGGCAGCGGCTGTTCCACAAACTTCCAAAGCACCTAGTGGTACTTCTTCTGCCCCTAATAGAACTCCTCAAGGACCTGTTGTGAAAACGGCTCCACAGGGCGCACCTAAGTCATCAGCTATACCGCCAATTAGAAATGCAAATGATGTAGAAGTGGCATTGGGTACACTGTTGATGCAAGCTAACAACTTTAGTGATGCCGACAAGGACCGATTAGCGACATTTATTAGAACTAAAGCTGACGAACTAGAAGGCAAAACGCCTTAAAAGAACGGCATTCCGCTTTCTTTGGTAATTTCTAAATTCTCTCTGATAAGATTTCCAATGATCTCTCGGTCAGTATTGTCTAGCTGATATGCTTCAGTCATTGTGAGCCCACCTCGCATGTACCAACACATTTTGAATAGTTCTTGCTTGAGGGCCCTTGTCTCGTTTTCCATTCTATCAACAAGACTCATAATCTCGTCAATGGAGAGATTCAAAAGCCTTAGACGAAAAAATGTGCTGGATCAAAAACAACAGGAACTTCAATTTCCTCTCCCGATCCCGCAGCAATCATGTCATCAGTTGCCCGAGCTTTGATCGACTTGATTCGATTTTGTTCATGCATGGCATCTATGTGAGCTTTGACTGCTTTGAAAATGTTGCCATCGCAATTGCGGATAAAGTCAGCGATCATCTCAGGATCTGTTACTGACGTTTCTTCGGTGTCAATGCGATAGATGCTTTTGGTTACTGTACCAATATTGAGATCGGTTAGTTTGCTAAACCCAGTTTTGAACAAGTCTAACTTTTGTTCATCTGACAGGGTCTTGTCATTTACCATGTTAAGCAATCTTTGTGATTCAAATGATTCGCTGCTGGTTTTTGACACTATACGGTATTCTAGTGGCTTGACATATATTACTAAATTATTGATTTCGACTCGTTCTTTCCAAACAACATTGGCAATGAGATAGTCGAGTAATGATCGCAGATCAAGTGGATAAACTCCTTGTTCTCCCATAACATCAACTTCTGTTTCCATAGTTGGGCCGTATGATGCAATACGTATGGCAATGAGTATGCAATCTAAGTCAATCTGTGGTATTGACCACCCGTCTTTGATATTAGGGACGCAACTTTCAATTACATCAACTACTGCTTGACCACTGAGCAGTGCATCTGGAGTTTTCAACAGCAATTCATCGCGTGCAGTCATTGAAAATATTGGTAATTCTCCATTGTCGGGCAACTCAATGGTATTTTGTGGCCAGTATTTTCCTTGGCTTGGTAGCTTAACTGCAATTTTTGGTTGACGCATTGCTGACATCAACGGGTTCTTTTTAGGCTCAATTTTTAAGGTCATTTTTACTCCAATAAATAAGTGTGTAATGATATTTCTAATATTTATCTACGCAGATAATTGGGGTTTTAAATGGCAGTAACCGGTACAATTGGTAATGATGCAGTCTCATTAGAGAACGCAGCAACCGAAACAACACTGCGAGAACTACTCAAATCATCTAAAGACATGGGCTCGATCATACGAGAGATGGCTGTCAAGATAGGCGTGCAGTTTGAAGAACTGAAAGAAGAAACTGAAGAATACACTGAGGCTATAGAAGCGGCTCGAGAAACCAAAGAAGAAGAAACTGAAGTAACTCGTAAAAAAATTACCATTGTTAATAATCTAAATGCCACCTTTCAATTCCTTGAAAGATCTATGGGATCACTTATGGAGGGCACAGCGTCAGCATCTGGGATGTTCGTTGACCTTAGTAAGTCTCTGCCGCCAGGAATATTCAGTGAATTAGCCAAACGCTTTGCACAGTTGTCGGCTATTCAAGAAGCTAACTTTTCGGCATATCAGAAAACTACAACAGCAGGTGTAAATTTTGGAGGATCTCTCACAGATCTACGTCAAGCTGCTGCAGATTCATTCCTTACATTGGGACAATTTAGCAGTATGATTGTAAAAAATTCTGAAACATTGGCTAAAATGGGGGGGAGTGCCACTGACGGAACTGAAGCGTTCGTGAGAATGAGTAAAGAGCTTAATCGTGGCGATAGTGGAAAATACCTACAAACTTTGGGTTATACTACTGAAGAAGTTAATCAAGGCATGCTTGATTACATTGATATGATTGGCGGATTAAGTTCGGAACAATTGAAGAATCAAAATGTAACTAAGCAGGTATCTGAGGGAGCGGTTTACTACTTAGAAACATTGAACGGACTTGCTCAAATAACCGGAAAAACAAGAGACGCGCAGCAAGCAGAATTGAAAGAAAAAGCAGCCAATGCAGCTTGGCAGGCCAAGCTGCAAACTATGTCAGCTGAAGATCAGGCCAAATCTAATGCAGCTATGGCCAATGCTATGGCGTTGGGTGGCAAAGGTGGCGTAGACGCATTGATGTCTCAAATCTTAGGTATGCCTCCAATATCTGAAGAAGCTAAAGTGTTCACTGCTACGATGGGGCAAACGGCTAATGCAGTTTCAGCACTAGGAAATAACGTATTAGATTCTAGGAAAAAAATTGAAGAACAGGATAACATTTTACTAGATGGTATCAAAGCACACGGTAATGATGTACGAGCATTAGGACAAGACACTATTTCGGCATTAACATTGCAAAATGGCGCTATGGGGCAGGCCTTCCAGGGTATGCAAACTCGTCAAAACACGTTTAACCAGGGCTCAGAAGCTGAATATAAAGAGATTTTAGATAGAGCAGCCGCACGGGCTGAATTAGAAAAATCACAGGCAGAGGCATTGGCCGAGATGAATCAAGGTTTTAAGGCGTTTGGCGCAGCATTGTGGGGAGCAGTTGGTCCATTTGTAGGAGTAATGACGAATGTTATGGAATACATGGGCAAATTTAATAATTGGCTAGCTTCGGTGAATGACAAGTTGCCCGGATTGCTGAGTTTGGTAATAGGAGTTAGCGCAGTGGCGTCTTCGATAATTTCTGCTAATGTAGCAACTAGAGCGACTGATCTAGTTTCAACGACTGTTGACCGCGCCTTCGGTGGCGGCAAGAAAAAAGGGGTAGGAAGCATTGGGAATATTGCTGAAAATCTCATAGATACTGACAATAATCCAGGAGTTAAAGGAGTCGGCGGCGGCCTAACAGGATTAGCAAATGGGTTGAAAGCCTTTGCTGGCCCGCAAGTTGTGGCAGGAGCGGCCTCATTGGCATTGTCTATTACCATAGTTGGTGCTGGTATTGGAGGAGCAATTCTAGCTATTGGTGCAGCTATTGCTGGTGCAACCTGGTTGATAGGATCGACCCTCCCACAGTTGTCGAAAGGTCTTAACTCATTTGCTGACATAGATGGATCAAACTTAGTCCAGGTAGGATTGGGTATTACTTCACTCGGTATTGGTTTAGCTTCTCTTGGTGAAGGTACGGTGGCCGCATCAGCAGGATCTGTAATTGGCGGACTAACTGATAAATTTGGAGAATTATTTGGAGCAAACAGTCCATTAGAGAGAATTAACGAATACGCTGACATAGATGGATCAAACTTAGTCCAGGTAGGATTGGGTATTACTTCACTCGGTATTGGTTTAGCTTCTATAGGTGAAGGTACGGTGGCCGCATCAGCAGGATCTGTAATTG